TTTTGACGGGACAGGGGTGGAACGCGCTGCGGAAAGCAATACAAAAAAATAAAGCATCAATGAAAAACGTCCGCAAAATACCGCGGGCGTCTTTTGACATGCCTTTTGATTTGAAACGCTCAACTACTGCATCGAACTCTCGCGCATTGAATGGGCTGTGTCCATGCTTGTAGTAGTATACCTCGCCATTGTGAAGAGTTACAAGGCCACCTGCGTATTCTCGCGCGTATGATGTTGAGAAGTCGGAGCCAGTTGGCGGGATATTGCTCGGATGATTGTGGATTGCGATCAAGCTTCCTGGGGCGTTATCCTCTAGGGCTTTGTGAAGCTCTGATGTAGGTGTGACCCCTAGGTATTCCTTGCTAGATGTAAGTTTCAGTTTGGTGCTTCCGTCGACTATTGAAACAAGATAGAGGTCTTCTCCATAGGTGCCGCTTCTGTGCGTCAGCATCGCCTTGGCATGCTCATAGAGCTGCTTGTCGACTTTCGGATTCCCTGTAATGTTACTGAACTTCATCTTGTATTCTTTCGAGTTAAGAAGTTTGGGGCTAACTTTTGCGCCTTCAAGGCTCATTTTCTTCTTAGCAATGCCTCGCTCCTTTGTTGTCCACTTAGCGCCAGTGAGAGCTCTCGGCTGCTTCGCCACCCCATATGCCTTCTCGCGCTCATAGAGACGTATGAGTTTGTTATCCTTACAGAAGGTGTTCAGCTTCCTTTGCTGCGATCCTAAGAGCAGGCGCTTGTTCACGTAAGTTGGGTTTTCGAATCCGATGCCAGCCTGTTCTAGCCCTGCGATCTCTCGCTTGGTCTTGCGCACACGACGCTCTAGTTCTCTCTGCCTTTGTGTAGCAGCATAGTATTCATCGCTCGTCATCCCGAAATGCTCTTGTTCGGCTCTGAACTCGCGGTCTGGAAGCTTCGTGATGCCCGGGAAGTACGGGAAGATCATGTGGCGGCAGTTCGCGCCCTTAAGCCCGGTCACGCTGCCGTATTCGGTAAGGGAGACCATATCGGGGTAGGTTACCCCGTCGATGGTCTTCTGCCCGTTCCTGCAACAGGGAAGCCCTTGCCAGTACGCATGGCTCTCGCGTGCGCCATAGTGAGAGTCGGTGATCACGAGGTCATGATTGTAGAGATCCATCGCCTCTAGCGCCATGCGTCCACCTGCTTGGGATACCTGGGTGGTGATATGGCGGCGCAGCGCAACATCTACGTGATTGGTAACGGTAGGCTTTCCATCCTTGTGGTAGGGGATGACGTTGATGCCAGCATCCATGAGCTTCACAACACCATCGGCTAAGACCTTCTCGCGCGGTTTTAGACCTTGATTCACTGCTGTGACGGCTTCGGCGCTGACCTTGTACCAAGTGTCCTGTAGTGACTGCGAAAGCGCCACATTCTGCCGCTCGATGATCTGGGATACTCCGATCGCTGTCTGCTTGCTCACTTGTGCGAAATGAGCACTAGCTCCTTCTGCTGCAGCAACCGTCCCGTAGATCTTCGCGAGATTCGCAAGGTCTTCTTTGGCAGCTGCGTTGAGCGTATCCTCGATCTCGTTCTGCACCTCTTGGCTGATCTGGTCTCGGTATTTCAGCAAGATCACGGATGCCTTTGCTGGAAATGCGCGAGAGAGCGTGAGCAGGTCGACCTCGGCAGAATAGATGAAACCCTCCGCGAACTCCCTCACGATGGTCTCAGTGAGTTCGGAGACGAACTTCTCCTCGCTGCCATGGATGATGCCCTCTACGACCTGCTCTATGTCGTTCGCTGAAAGAGCCATTAGACCTCAGGGATACCAGACTCTTCTTCGCCTGCCCACTGCTTGGCTTCTTCCTCGGTAACGCCATGCCATTTCTCGATGTACTTCCACTTCGGCAAGAGCTGAGCGGCAACATCAGCACGGTCGTTCTCGCGTGCGGTCTGGTCATCGTCCATCACGGTATCGCCGAAGTTCACGCTGATGAGCCCATCAACATCAGCAAGGCTCGAATCGACGTATTGCTTAGCAAGGGAGACCGCAGCAGTGCAGACGGTTACAAACGCAGCACCGATGCTCACTTCATGGTCCTTTGCGTTTCGTAGAAGCTCGGCGCCCGATGCTGCTACCTCTTTCGCGGTCTTCGAAAGAGAGCCGTTCTTGTCAAGTTCGTAATAGTTGAAGCCGAAGCCCGCGCGTTTGCCAAGGAGCGCAAGACCAGTGTTGATCGCTTGGCGGTTATCGCTGACGCGAAGACTCGGATTGTACTCTTGGATCATCTCGTTACCATTGATGCTGTCCCCTTCGAGCGCGCCGATCAGCTGCTGCGCTTCAGCCCTTGGGACGATAGTCGTACCGTCTTCGCTCTTCTTCAACATGCTGTCGGACATGAATACCATCTTCTGACCCAAGAAGATATCCTTCCACATATTGTCGAACGCTCCATCTGCGAGCTTGATGGTCCCGATAACACGATCGAGAACTGATACTCCAAGAGGGGAGTGGTCGACGTAGGTGTTGTCGATGGCAGGAGAGAAGAGCGCGAAGGTCGGTGTCTTCGAATTGGTCTTGACCTCGGTGGTGTACCCTTCAGGGACGAATCTCTGACCGTTGCCCTTGAAGAATGCCGTGAGAATCTCGTATCCGCCATCACCTGGACGATGCACGGTGATCTGCGTGTAAGGCTTGCCCGCGATCACAACGGGGGTATAGAGCGCGATCGCTCTCACTCCTGATTCGTCCCACTCGAGGGGCACGAAATGACGCGCATCCGCCCACTGTAGGAGCACCTTAGCGTCTTTATTCGGCTCTCCGCTGTCATAAATGTTCTTGAGTCCGAGGAAGAAGCCTGCTGTACCTACGCCGAATGCGCGCTCGAGCGGGTTATGGCAGCGCAGAAGCCCCGACTCCTCGATCCAGTCTTGGAGCCAATCGTTGGTCTTCGCTAGATTCTCATCGGGTTTCTTATCTTGCTCGAGATCAGTCACACCAGCGAAACTGATGGTGGTCTCCTCGTTGACCACGATATGCGCCCAGTCTTCGCAGATCATCTTTCCTGGGCACATGGTGATGCGCTCGACCTTATAGGTCGTCTTATCCGATGTAACAGTCGAGTCGTAGAACGCGGTGGTTGCGCACATCCAGTTCCACCAACTCTCGATATACGATGCCATCCCCGTATCAGGGACTTGATAGCCGAGCTCCTTGAGCCAGGCTTGACCGAGCGATTTGTTCACTGTCTCCATTTAGACCTCTTTCTTAGACATGATCAGTGGTGAGCACGCATACCTGCATGCATCGATGGTGTGGTTATCCTCGTCAGGAAGCCCGGTCGTGACGTTCTTGTCCTTGTCGAGCTCGTAGGTGTATCGGGTGAACTCCTGGTAAGCGAGAGGGCATCGCTTCTTATCGATACGGATCTCTGCGCGATCCTGTAGCCACTTGATGCCTTGTTTGATGGATCCCGCACCCTTCTTAACAGCGTGGATGTTCATGCCTAACTGCTTATAAGTCGCGATGCTCTTCGGTTCGGCGCTATCTGCGTAGATGAGGTTCTCCATCGCGTAAGGCTTGAAGAACTTATGCCCTTCGGCATCCGTTTTGGTAAGTTTGCCTTTTGCGCGTTCGACTGTTCTAGGGTCGGTGAGTCCTGTTGCGAAATCTTCGCCAAAGATATAGAGGATCCTTCGCTTCGAATCGTAAGCAATGCGTAAGAACACCCACGGGTCCACCGAGAAGCCCCAGTCGATGCCATTTCGGATCCAAGCGAACTCCTCTATCATCTCGTCGGTGATGGTGAAGTCCACGATGTTCTCGAAGACCTTGCCCTTAAGGCCCGTCTCCTTGCCACCATATTCGTTGTCGTAGGCTTTGGGGTTGATCTTCTTCAAGGCCTCGGCCTGCTCGATGAATTTCTTGCCGATGAATTCCTCTGGCACATCCAAGTAGGTCGAGTGATGCACGAGCTTTCCGGGCTCATCGATGAGCGCCTCTTGGTTTGCCCATTGCATCTCGTCAGGGGCAGGGTTGTAGATATCGAATTCAAGCGAATAATCGGAACGGAATACCGACTGGCGAACATTACGTGCATCTTCTGCGCTGTTCAGCTGGTTGTACTCCTCGAGGAGCAAGATCTCGATCTTCGCTTCCGGATCCTCGAAGGTGATCGATTTCAGTTTCTCAGGCTCATCTAGGCCAACGAAGATGATCTTCTGCCCGGTCTTGTTGTAGGTGATCTCCATAGGAGAAACCGTCTTGTCGAAGTCACAACCCTCTCCAGGCTTTCCGATCGTCATGCCGCGCATGCCGATCGCCCAGAGCGTGTTCGCGAAGCATGAGCGGCGTAGCGTGTTCGCGAAGCGCCTACCGCATATCCATTGAGCATGAGGACGTTTCAGAAATACG